AAGAGGGTAGATACACTCTCGATATGGTTAAGATTGACAGAAAAGTCAGAGAAGTAATTAGCCAGATAAAACTTGCAGAGGCAGAAAAAGCTGATGCACAGAATAAGATAGAAGCTTCGCAACCTCAAGTTTCAGTAGCTACTTAATAAAAAGCTACATCGTTGAATAAATCACATTCACATTACAGGCTCTCTTGCGCTCTATCAAAAACTAATATATAAATTAATCACTATGCAATTAATTAGAATACTGACGCGCGTAGTCGACGGCCTAGAGACAGTATTCGGAAAACTAGGAGGATATAATTATGGCACAATCAAAAACTACTTTTCAAGGAAAAGTAAGAAGTAGCGGGGGAAGCGCGAAAGGAAAAGCAACTGCTGGAGTAACAGTACTTTCAGTAATGTTTTCTTTTAACCCAGTTACCCTTGCAAATACAAATGGAACAACTAACGTAAAAATAGGAAGTTCTGCAACTTCAGGTGAAGATCTTGTTTTACCTAAAGGTGCGGTTCCAATTTCTATAACAACAAAAGCTGTTGCAACAGGTGGAACAAACCCAACTGTTGACATTGGTTGTTTAGCACATTCAGATGGTGCTGGTGGAACTACAGCTGCAGATCCAGATGGTTTGTTTAACGAGTTAGATGCTGACGCAAATAACACAACAACTGTCGCTTCAGGTGCTTTAGTTACTACTGCCGGATTAACAGACAATGCTACTGTTACAGGAAATGTAGGTGGTTCAGCTGCAACCGGAGGAACTTACACTGGTATTTTAACATACTACTGTGTAGACGACGGCACAAACTAATCAATTTTTGTGGGCCTTCGGGCCCACATTTATTTTTAAGGAGAATAAAATATGTCATCTATTTCAAAAGTTAAACAAAGTATAATTTTAACTGCGAGTGGACAGCTTCAAAAACTTAACCATACCGATGGTTCTGCGATGAATATAACTAAAGCGCAGGTTATGACTATCTATGGACAAGCTTCAAATTCAGATGCTGAAATAAAAATCTTTAATGAAATTGGTTCTGCTACTACGGCAAAAAAACTAATTTTTCATGGTAAGTTTGGAGCAAATGCTAATGAAGTTCAAGAGTTTAAATTACCTGGTATAGGTATTTATGCTGACACTGGTTGTTATGTTGATTTAACTAATTGCGATTTTTGTTACGTAGTTGGAACTTTTTAAGGAGTAACTAATGGCGAATACAACATCCTCGTCTTACTCTTTTGATCAGAGTTTTTCTATTGATGAAATTATTGCTGATGCTTACGAACGTTTAGGTTTAGTTGGCACTGCTGGTCATCAAATTAAAACAGCAAGAAGATCACTTAACATTCTTTTTCAAGAATGGGGTAACAGAGGAATACATTTTTGGGAAGTTGGAAACACAAATATTAATTTGGTCGAGGGATCGACTACTAATATTGATGCTACAGCAGAGGGTTCTGGTGTTTATACTTTTTACAGAAATTCAAGTGATATCCCTGGAGGAGGAGAGCCACCTCAAGCTACGACTGTACCAGATGCAAATGTTTTTGGTATCTCAGATATTTTAAATGTTACTTTTAGACAAAACTACAATACGACAAATCAATCAGATATTGGTTTAACAAAAGTTGCAAGAGATGCGTATTCAGCAACTGCAAACAAAACATCGAAGGGAACACCTTCACAATTTTGGGTCCAAAGATTTATAGATAAAGTTACAATAACTATTTATCCATTACCTAATGCAACAGCAGCAAGTAATTTTCTTAATGTGTATTATGTAAGAAGGATTCAAGATGCAGGAGCATATACAAATGCAAGTGATACTCCATTTAGATTTGTTCCATGTATGGTTTCAGGATTGACATATTACTTATCAATGAAATTTGCACCACAACTCACACAGCAAATGAAATTATTGTATGAAGATGAATTAGCAAGAGCACTAGCGGAGGATGGATCAGCGGCAAGTACGTTTATTACACCGAAAACCTATTATCCAAATGTATAATGGCAAGATTTTCTCGAGGAAGAAGAGCACTAGCAATATCAGATAGATCAGGAGCTGCTTTTCCATACAAAGAAATGGTTAAGGAGTGGACTGGAGCATGGGTTCATATTTCTGAGTTTGAACCAAAACAACCACAATTACAACCACACCCAGTAGGAGCAGACCCTCAGGCATTACAACATGCAAGACCTGCAAGAACAGAATTTCCTGTAGAAGATATTTTACCAAATGATCCTTTTACAACAACAGCCGCTTCTAAAACTTTAAGTGTTTCGTTCCCTAATAATGATTATAATCTAGGAACAACAATAGTAAGATTTAGAGAGGTTAAAGTTCCAGTAGGTGGTGTAGCGGTGTCTACTTTAGAATTAGAAACAACACTAAATGGCAATGTAAACGCTACGGTTACCACAATAACTTTGACAGACGCTAGTGAATTTCCTACGTCTGGTTTTATATTAATAGAGAAAATGAATTCTGAAACCGGTGCTTTTGAAAACGAAACAATTCAATACACTGGAAAAACTGGAAATAACTTAACAGGTTGTACACGTGGAACATCTGCTCCATACAGAGGAGTTACACCTACACCAACAAAAGCAGGAACTCACACAAGTGGAGCTAAAGTTTTTGGCTCTTATACAGCCACTGCAATCTCAAACACTGTAGTAGTTGGTCCACAACCAACTCAAACAGAAACACAACACAATTCGTTAACTGTGCAATTAGTTTCAAATGCAACTAGCACGGCGACAGGAGGCGGTTTTCAATGTACAATTGGACCGATAAATGATAGAGGTTAATTATGGCTGGATATACATATTCAAATTTAACAACAGATATTAGAAATTACACAGAAGTAGATGCTAACGTATTTACGCAAGCCATCATAAATAGATTTATTGAAAACGCTGAGTATAGAATTGCATATGATGTACCAATGGATTCTGATAGAAGAAAAGCACAATCTCAATTTGCACAAGATGTAAATTCTATAAACGTACCTGCTGAGTGTTTATTTGTAAGAGGCGTAGAAGTATTTAATTCAACTGGATCTACCACTGGCCAAGGTCAATGGTTAGAAAAAAGAGATGCTACATTTATTCAAGAATATGTAGGAGAGTTAACAGGAGATTCAGGAGGCCAAACAGGTCAGGATGTTACCGGACTTCCTAAATATTACGCTATGTTTGGAGGAGCAACAGGAACTACTCAAACCACTTCAGGTGCTCTTTACGTGGCTCCTACTCCAGATGTTCAATATCAATTTATTATTCACTACAACGTATTACCTCAGTTTTTATCTAGCAGTAATACTGAGACTTATATAAGTCAATATTTCCCACAAGGTCTTTTATATGCATGTTTAGTTGAAGCATATTCTTTTTTAAAAGGTCCAACTGATATGTTGACATTATATGAACAGAAGTATAAAACTGAACTACAAAAGTTTGCAGCAATGCAAATTGGGAGACGGAGAAGGGATGATTATACGGATGGCACTATTCGTATACCAATTCAATCGGCCCCACAATAATTAGGAGTATAAGATATGGCAATAACATCGGCAATTTGTAATAGTTTTAAAACAGAGATTTTACAAGGCGGTCATAATTTAAATACATCTGGGGCAACTCCAGCAGGTAACGCTTTTAAATTAGCTTTGTTTACAAGCTCAGCAACTCTAAGTAAATCAACAACAGTTTATACTGCGCCAGCAGATGGTGGAGCAGATCCGACTAACACTCACGAAGTTAGTACAGCGAGTTCTTCTAACTATCCAACAGGTGGAAATGCTTTAACAGTTACAGCTAACCCAACTTTATCTGGTGATACTGCTTGTATAAAATTCGATAATAGTTCTTTTTCAAACGCAACATTCACAGCTAGAGGTTGCTTAATTTATAACACAACTGCAGTCTCTGGTTTCACTACAAACAGATCTGTTTGTGTGGTAAATTTTGGAGCAGACAAAACTGTAACTAGCGGAACATTCACTATTGAGTTTCCAGCACAAACAGCAGGTAACGCGATCATTCAAATAGCATAGGGGTAGGTCCTTATGGCAACGTATCAAATCACAGTTGCGAGTGGCAACCTTTACGGAGGTGGCACAGGAAATGTTTACTATGTTAACGGGGTCAGAAATACATCAGGGCCCGGAAATTTTAATTGGAACACTGACACTGTTTTAAGATTTGATCAAAGTGATTCTTCAAATAATAATCACCCACTATTATTTTCTACTAACACCACAACTGGTGGTATCATTTCATCAGGAGTAACTTATTATCTTGATGGATCTAGTAATCAATCAGATTACATGGACTCCTCAACATTTAATGCAGCATCTGAAAGATATGTCGAGATAGATCTAACTGATACTACAGCTAATTTTTATTATCTTTGTTGGTACCATGGAATTGGCATGGGTGGAGTCATGCAAAAAAATTCAGATAAAACATATACCACAACGGTAGCTTCAGGAACTTTATACGTAAGTGGTGGCACTGGAAATGTATTTTATCTAGATGGCGTTCGTGATATGGATCTTAAATGGGTTGAAGGTGGAACCCTGCGTTTTAATCAAGATGATAACACGAATGATGGTCACCCATTATTGTTTTCTGCTAATACATCTCCTGTATCTCCTATATCTTCAGGAGTTAATTATTGGTTAGATGGACCTAGTGATGAGTCTGATTATTCTAATTTATCAAAATTTAATGCGGCAACAGAAAGATATGTAGAGATAGCTCCAGCTTCTTCAAGTGATTTCCATTACTATTGTTATATTCATGGTATTGGAATGGGAGGTGCTATAGATGTAACGCAAGACACCTGGGGAGCATTAGGATGGAATATAAATACTTGGGGAGAACAGGATGAAGTTAAGTTTTCTCTAACAGGTTTAAGCGCTACTGCTACTGTCGGTAATTTAATACCTTTCCCTGAACAGGGTTGGGGTGCAGATAGGTGGGGAGACGAAGGTTGGGGAGGTGCCGAAAGTTTAATTCCAATGCCTGCGTTTACTTTGAATGCAACAGTAAATTTACCTGAAGATAATGTTGCTGTGACCCCTGGTTGGGGCACTGAGACTTGGGGACAAAACGGTTGGGGTGATGTGCAGGCCGCTAAAGAACCATTACCAGCACAATCTTTAACATCAACTCTTGGATCTATTGGTGATATACCACAACAGAAAGTAGGTTTAACCGGTTTATCATTAACGTCAACTCTTAACAGTCCTAGTATAGTTGTTGATTGTACTTTAACTTTACCAAGTCAATCTTTGACATCAAATTTAGGGGGTGTAGGTGGCGTAATTGTAGAGATATTACCTAGTCAATCTTTAACATCAACCGTGGGCAGTCCACAAGTTTCATCTAATTTATCTTTATCATTAAGTGCTCCGTCTTTATCTGCAACATTAGGATCACCAGATATTACTTCAAATCCAGGAGTACAACCTATCGGAGTATCAGCGACTTCAACACTCGGATCTCTCGATTTTGTTTTTGGAGAGCCGATACAAGGTTTATCAGCAACAAGTTCTTTAGGATCATTAACTGTTACTACATTTGTCCCAGCTACAATGCCTGCTCAATCCTTGACTTCTACACTAAATGGATCTAAAATTAATTTATTCTATATTAATGAATTAACGCCTAATACAAGCGCTAACTACACTGCTAAAAACTATAATACCAGTGCGACGTACACTGATAAAAAGTACCAAAATCAACCTTAAATGGAGTTGACTAAATGAATAAAAAAATTTATAAAATAAGAAATTAGGAGAATATAAAAAATGCCATCAAGTTATAACTATATGGGAATGGAACTCATGGTTACTGGTGAAAACGCCGGTACATGGGGTACAAAAACAAACACTAATTTAAACATAATTCAACAAGCTGCCACAGGTTATCACTCTCAATCTATTGCAGGTGGTGCTCAAACAACAGCTTTATTAATCACAGATGGTGATTCAACTTCTACTACAGATAGTTTAACAAACGCAGCTAGAAATGCGATTATAGAATTAACAGGATCTATTTCTGGTAATCAAATCGTCACTATTCCAAACGGAACAGAAAAATTTTATTTAATTAAAAATTCAACATCAGGTTCTTTTACTGTACAAATAAAAGGTGCTTCTGATTCAGGTTCAGGAACAACTTTTGCAGCGACAGATAAAGGCACAAAATTAATTTACATCAATGGTCAAAACGTTACTAACGTTGAGTTAGGATCAGGTGGTACATCATGGCAGGCAGTAAAAACTTCTACTTTTACAGCAGTCGCAGGGGAAGGTTATTTCTGTGATACAAATACTTCGGGAGCTTTTCAAGCTAATTTGCCTCTTACAGCAACGCAAGGAGATGAAGTAAGATTTATCGACTACGCTGATACATTTGATACTGCAAACTTGACTGTTGGTAGAAACGGACATAAAATACAAGGAGCCGCTTCTGATTTAGTTGTAGCAACGGAAGGAGCCGCTTTTGGTTTGGTTTACGTTGATGCCACTAAAGGATGGTTATTAACGGAGAAATAATATGACAACATATAAAAGTATAAAATATAATTTTAGTGGATCTGATTTAGAAGGTGTAGTAAGTCAACCTACAGTAACTAGCATCACGCCTAGTTCTACAACAGAAGGTAACTTGCCTTTAGCATCGGTTGTAATTGCAGGTACTGGATTTACACCAGGTTCTACAGTCTCGCTGATAGGAGCTAGTGGAACTACAGTAGCTGTTCCGACAGTTGCTTTTAATAGCTCAACTCAATTGACAGTCACAATACCTTCAGGTCTTGGTGGATTAAACGAAGATCCATTTGATGTTAAAGTAAGTAACGCAGCAGCTGGTCAAGGAGACAACTTGTTTTCAGTGGACGATAATCCAATTTTTGCTACACCAGCAGGAACAATCGGAAGTATTGTAGACTCAGGTAGAGCAGCACCTGCTTATACTTTATCTCCGGTCACGGCAACAGATCCAGAAGGAGTTACAGTAACTTATGCTTTGGTTGCACCTGGACCAGCACTGTCACCAGGTTTATCTTTTGATACTACAAACGCAGCGATTACAGGAACAGCTGATGCCGTTCCAGCTGATACGACAACTACATTTAGAGTAAGAGCAACAGCAGGAGCACAGTCTTCTGATAGAGATTTTTCAATCACAGTAAAAAAACCAGTTCAAGAATATCTTACAACAGCAGGAGCTGGAACGTACGCAATCACACACTCAGGTAATGTTAAATTACTTGTTGTTGGTGGTGGCGGATCGGGTACCCCATCGGGCTATGCAGGCGGGGGCGGAGCCGGCGGAATGGTTGATCACCCGTCTTACGCAGTAACACCACAAACATATAATTTTTACATTGGAGCAGGGGGAGATTATACTGCACCAACTAGTGGAAACCCTGATATTAGTGCAGCTGGAAACACAGTTACAAGAAGAGGACAAAATTCTAACTGGGGAACTGCAACAGGAGATCTTGTAACTACAGCATCAGTTATAGGAGCGATTGGCGGTGGTCCAGGATCTTCAGCACCACATTCAGACGGAGGATCTGGAGGAGGAAGAAGTCACTCTAATGGTCCGGGAGGTTCGGCACTACAAGGTAATTCACCTTTAATATCAGCAGATTCTAAAACACATGGTTATGGAAATAACGGAGGTTCAGCACCTTATTCAAACCCATCGCACGGATCCGGTGGTGGCGGAGGAGCAGGTGGAGCAGGAAATTCTGGAGGCGCAAACAATGCTGGAAGCGGCGGAGCTGGAAGAAGTGTTTCTGCAACTTATGGCTCTGCAACTAACAGTGGATCATTCTGCGGCGGTGGCGGTGGTGGTACACACACAGGTGGATCGGGCGGATCCGGTGGAGGATCGGGAGCTGGAAACGGAGTTGCAACTGGAAATACAAACAGAGGTAACGCTGCAGCAGTAAACAGTGGATCCGGAGGAGGATCCGGAAACAGCGGAGGATCTGGAGTAATCGGGATAGCGTTTTAATTATGACTTTAAAAGAATATTTAGATTTAAAAGCAACAGGTTATCACTTTGACGAGTTTGATCAGGAGATCACCGTAATAAATCAAAACGGTCAACCTGAAAAAATTCAATTAGGCGCGTTAAAAGGTTTCCTAGACGAAGGTTATACTGTTAACAACACAAACGACGTAACTGCTTAATTTATCCTAGACAATCTATTTAATATATTATAAATTGTTTTCATATTTTTATGAAAGCAAAAAAGGATAATCTTACAGGATGGGAACTTAGCATACCAGTAATGTCAAGTATTGACTTAGCTTATGATGCATTAAAACCAAATGATTTTAAATGGTTAAAAAAAGCTTGTAAAAAAGCACGTGAAAATAAAAAAGAATCTAATCATAAACTAGCCGGTCATTTAAAAGAAGAATATTATATAGATGAACGTAATGATAAATTTGATAAATTTATTTTTCATTTAATAGAAAACTCACCTTTAAAAAATTATCTTCAAAGATTAAAAGTATTAACAGAAAACAGGCCTCTTGTATTAGATACGTTGTGGGTTAATTATCAAAACAAATATGAGTTTAACCCTATGCATGACCATGCTGGAGTATTTTCTTTTATTATATTTGTACAAATTCCTTATGATTTAAAAAAAGAAGATGAATGTTTTCCTAAAGTAGTTGATTCTAGATTCAGCACATCTAGAACAGAATTTATAATAACCGATATGTTAGGAAATATTACTCATAAAATATTAGAAGTGGATAAAAGTTTTGAAGGAAAAATAGTTATGTTTCCTGCTCAATTAAAACATCAGGTATATCCATTTTATACTTCTGACAATCATAGAATAACAGTATCGGGTAATTTAAGGATAAAAGTATGATAATGAATGATTTTTTAGACAACGAAACGTTTAATAATATAAAGAACATAATTACTTCCAATGAGTTTCCATGGTATGCACAAACTGGATCAGCAAAAGAAGGCGATGGACAAGTTCTGTTAACTCATATTTTAATTAACGAACACCAACAAATTAACAGTGATTATTTTGAATTAATCGGAAGACCTATTCTTTATAAAATAAAATCATTAGAACCAGATTTTTTTAGATTATTAAGAATAAAAGTAAATTGTGTGCCTAACCCAAATAAAATAATTAAAAGCAGTTATCACACAGACCTACCTGCAAATTCTAACTACAGAACATTAATACTAGCTATCAATAACAATAATGGTTACACAGAATTTAAAGACAAAAAAATACCTAAATTTAAATCTATAGAAAATAATGCTTGTATCTTTGATGGTAACAAAGAACATAGATCTGTTAGTCAAACAGATACAGCTTACAGATGGAATATAAATATTAATTATGAAACATAAAAACGTAAACGTTAATTCAATATTTGGAATTCCTATATGGCACACAGAACCATATAAGTTTTCTAAAAAAGAAATACGTTTTTTAAAATCTTTTTATTCTAATGTAACTGAAAACAAAGGTAAGAACCACACTTCAGCTGATAGATATATTTTTAGACACAAAGAATTACAGGGAGTTAAAAAATTTATTGAAGATAATTTAGAAGCTTATTGGCATGGGATGCTCGCCGTAGGTAAAGAATCTCCTTTACATGTAACACAATCATGGGTTAATTTTAATGAAAAAACTACTTCCCATCATTCACACCGTCATACAAATTCTTGTTTGTCTGGAGTAATGTATGTTGAAAATACTTCGCCTATTATTTTTGAAAAAGAAAGACATCATCTATTATTAGATTATTTAAGTCTGCGTTATAAAAATCTCAATGAATTAAATAGTCCAGACATTGCAATGGAAACTAAAAATGGTTCTTTATTAATATTTCCATCTTCTACAATGCACAGGGTAGCACCAAATCAATCTGAAAATTGTAGAATTTCTATTTCTTTTAACACATGGTTTAGCGGTTTAGTTGGAGACAAAGCTAGACTAACAGAATTAATTTTACATGAGCCAAAAAACAAAAATTAAAGATTACGTATTTGTTGGTAACTATCTCACACCTAAAGAATGTGATCATTGTATTAAGCTATATGATACAAAAAAATGGGTTCCACATGTTTGGTATAATGTTGAGTCAGATACTTCTAAAGAAAATAATACAGATTGTAATGTAGCAAACACAGATATAAATTTTGATGACATATTAATTCCTGCTATTCGAAAAGCTTTAATTGATTACGTAAAAAAAATATCCAAAGAAAGAATATTTAGTAAAATAACACCTATAAGATTAAATAGGTATGGTGAGGGCAAAGATATGAAAACACATTTTGATCATATACATTCAATATTTGATGGTAAAGATAAAGGTATACCTATTTTAAGTATGGTTGGGTTACTAAATGACAACTTTACGGGCGGAGAATTTTACGTTAATGGTCAAAACATGAAATTAAAGAAAGGAGATATTATAATATTTCCATCTAATTTTTTATACCCACATGAAGTTAGAACTATAAAAAAGGGAGAAAGATATTCATATGTCAGCTGGGCGTTTTAAAATAGTTATTGTTGGAGGTGGTTCTGCAGGATGGATGACAGCAGCTACGTTAGCTAAAGCGTGTCCTGATAAAGATATTACATTAATTGAAAGTCCTAATATTCCAATTGTTGGCGTGGGTGAAAGCACACTTGGTCAAATAAATAATTGGCTAGGTTACATGGGTATTGAAGATAAAGAATTTATGAAAGCTACCGATGCTACATATAAACTTAGTATACGTTTTCAAGATTTTTATAGAAAAGGTGGTGGTCATTTTCATTACCCTTTTGGAGAAGCAGATACCAGAGGAGCTGAAAACGATACTAATAATTGGATAGACCATAGAATGATGGAAGGTAACACTGAACCTGTTCACACCTATGCAGAATGGTTCTACACAAACATGTTGTTAGTAAACAGCGGTAAGTTATGTGAAAACCCATTAGAAAAATTACCTATGTTTAATTTTAAACAAGACGTTGCATATCACTTTGATGCAGTAAAATTTGGACAGTATTTAAAATCTAACTGGGCTTTAAACAAAGGAGTTAAATATATTGTAGGTGACGTTACTGATACCATGACAGATGAAAACGGTATCAGAGAAATAATGATAAATAAAAATCAAACTATATCTGCTGATTTATTTATAGATTGCACAGGGTTTAAATCATTATTATTAGACAAAGCTTTAAAAGAACCTTTTGAAAGTTACGAGGATATACTTCCTAACAACTCTGCTGTTGCAGCAAGAGTGCCGTTTATAAATCAAAGAAAACAAACAGTGCCATATACAAATTGTGTTGCATATGACAATGGTTGGATTTGGGAAATACCATTATGGACACGAATGGGTATGGGTTATGTGTATTCAGATAAATATATATCTGATGAACAAGCTAAAATAGATTTTAAAGAATACCTTAAAAAAGGTAATCATCCAATTGACAATGTAGAGTTTAGAACTATTAAAATGAGAGTTGGAGTGCACAAAAGAATATACTCTAAAAATGTTTGTGCAATTGGTTTAGCTGCTGGCTTTATTGAACCTTTAGAAAGTAATGGTTTGTTTACTGTGCATGAATTTTTAATGCAGCTAGTAAGAATACTACAAAGACACTCTCCATCAAGATTTGATAAAGATGCATTTAATTGGAAATGTAAATTAATGTTTAGAAATTTTGCTGAGTTTGTAGCCATGCATTATGCTATGACTCAAAGGGATGATACTAAATATTGGAGAGATGTAAAAGATAGAGAATATTGTAGTGATTTATATAATTTAAAATCAAGCGGATTAAATGGTTTTATGGACACTGTTTGGAAAAGATTTGAAAGGTATTGGTACGACCCTAGTTTTGGTGGATTAGATTGTATAGCTCATGGTATGCATTGGTTTCCCACAGATGAGATGAGTATTAAACACGCTTTAGCTTGCAAAGACACTACATTTAGAGATGACGGGATAAAACTTGGTAAGAAACAAATTTTTAACATAATTAAAACAAAAGAAAAAATTATAAAAGACTGGCCTAAATATTTTGATTTTTTAAAAACATATATATACGGTGACGTCACTAAAATAAAGATAGGAAAAAAGAAATGAAAATGAAACCTTTAGATAATACTATTAAAATTTATGATGGTTGGATGTCTGAAAAAGACTGTAATATGTTTGTTAAAGTATATAAAAATTTAGAAGAAGCAGGTTTTACTTCTCAAAGAAGACAATACAATAAAGTAGACAAAGAAAGCATAGCGGAAGACACACAGGTTGCTCTGCATGAAGCTATCTATGAAAATGGAGAACATCAAATTCCATACGGAGCTATTCTATCAAAAACATTTGTAGAGTCTTATTTTAAAGGACCTCATGAAGATTATATGAGAAATTTTTCAATATTAAAAAATTATGATTTTCACACAATTAAATATTTAAAAATTCAAAAAACAATGCCGGGCCAAGGTTATCATAGTTGGCACTCTGAAGATGGAAGTAAGAAATGGGACAAAAGATTGTTTACATTTACCTTGTATTTAAATGATGTTGAAGAAGGTGGAGAAACAGAATTTTTATATCTTAGTCGAAGAATAGAAGCTAAAATGGGTAGACTGGCTATATTTCCAGCTAGCTTTGAATATGCACATAGAGGTAATCCACCATTATCTAATGAAAAATATATCCTTACCGGATGGGTTGAGTGGGGATAGAATGTTGAAAATTCTTTAAATGTAGTGTATTCCTTGATAAAATATAGGGATATACATGTTACAAAAAATAGGTTTTTTACCCGGATTCAACAAACAAGTGACACCAACTGGAGCTGAGAGTCAGTGGACAGGAGGTGAAAATGTTAGATTTAGATATGGCACACCAGAAAAAATAGGTGGTTGGAATCAATTAGGAGCATCCAAATTGACTGGCTCAGCCAGAGCCCTACATCACATGGTTAATAGAGACTCTATAAAGTTTGCTGCAATAGGCACTAATAGAATTTTATACGTGTATACGGGAGGGGTTTATTATGACATACATCCCTTGGTCAATCCATCAGGAACAGCTATTACAAACTGTTTTAGTACGGTCAACGGAACTCCTACAGTAACAATGGATTTTCCTAGTCCCCATGGATTTAGTCCCGGAGACATTATTTTATTTGGAGATACATCAACAATAACAGCTCCAACAAATTCTAATTTTACAGTTTCAGATTTTGCAAATAAAAAATTTATGGTGGCTACAACACCTAGTACGACCACGTTAACTTTAACAATGCCTTCAAATGAAACAGGTTCAGGCGCAGTTAATTCTGGAGCTTGCACATATTTTCAATATTATAGAGTTGGACCTGCAGAACAAGTTGGTGCATTTGGTTGGGGTATTTCATTATGGGGTGGTACGAACACAGCTTATGTAACAACAACTTTAAATGGTGCATTAGCTGATGATACAAATGGAAATAATGGATCTGCTACTGAAATCACACTTACAAGCACGACTGGTTTACCGACATCTGGTACAAATTCCATAACAGTTGGCATTGTGGGCAATCCAACAACTAGCGAATTAATAACGTACACAGGTGTTTCAGGAAATAAAATTACAGGAATCACCAGAGGAGCAAGTGGTTCTACAAGACAAGCACATTTAAATGGAGCGACAGTTTCTGATAGCTCTGCTTGGACGGGATGGGGAACGGTTGCAGCTAACACCGATACTGTAACAGATCCGGGACTGTGGTCTTTGGATAATCTAGGTGGCACATTAATAGCATTAATTCATAACGGTGCTTGTTTTCAATGGGACTCAAACGCAGCTAATGCAACAGCAACTAGAGCCACAATCATAACAGGTGCGCCAACCGCATCTAGAGATATGATTGTATCTACACCCGACCGTCACTTAGTTTTCTTTGGTACAGAAACAACAATTGGAGATACGTCTACACAAGATGATATGTTTATAAGATTCTCATCTCAAGAAGATATAAACACTTACACACCTACAGCAGAAAATACTGCTGGTACACAAAGACTGGCCGCCGGATCACGGATCATGGGAGCTGTTCTTGGTAGAAATGCAATATATGTTTGGACAGATACATCATTATTTACTATGCGTTTTGTTGGTCAACCATTTACATTTGCTTTTGAACAAGTTGGTACTAACTGTGGGTTGATAGGAATGAACGCAGCTGTTGAAGTTGATGGCGCTGCATATTGGATGTCAGAAAATGGTTTCTTTAGATATACAGGTAAATTAGAATCTATGGATTGTTTGGTTGAAGACTATGTTTACAACGACATAAATCTTATTTCTAATCAATTAATATTTGCAGGGGTTAATAATTTGTTTGGTGAAGTTATGTGGTTCTATCCAACTGCTAACTCAAATGTAAATGACAGATCTGTTTTTTATAGTTACTTAGATTCTACAATTAAAAGACCCATATGGTTTACAAACGCAAGTTCTATATTTAAACGAACTACCTGGCAAGATTCAGCTGTGTTTGGATTACCTCATGCTACAGAATATGATGCAGGAGACGATGCATCTTTTGATGTAACAGGAAATACAGACGGTATTACGGTTTATTATGAACACGAGACTGGTGTTAATTATATTAGAAATGGTACAAGTTTTGCGGTGCCTGCAAATATAACATCTGGAGATTATGACATTACACAAAAAGTTGTAAGAGGAGCCGCTACTAATTTAGGAGATCTTAGAGGAGATGGAGAAAATATTATGAGAATAAGCAGGGTCATTCCTGATTTTATATCACAACAAGGAGATACGGTTGTACAATTAGATTTAAGAAATTATTCAAATAATGCAGCTGCTAGTTCACCTTTAGGTCCATTCACTATTACATCTAGCACGGATAAAATAGACACTAGAGCTAGAGCCAGATCAATTGCGTTGACCATATCTAATACTGCAGTAGATACAAATTGGAAATTAGGAACTTTTAGGTTAGATATACATGCTGGAGGAAGAAGATAATGAATCCAGAAATGCAAAAAGTTATTGATACCTTAAGAGAAAATAACCCTGGTAAATATGATACATTTACAGATCAAGAGTTAGCTGACAATTTTTTTTCTATTGTTGGCGCTGGTTTTGATGATTCTTTTAATATTGATCAAGCTAATTTAGGATCTGATTATTATACAGATGAAATAGCAGAAGATTCAGAATTCGTGGACCCTTTCTTTAGAGGTCTTCAAAAAGTAAAATCAAATATAAGCGATTTTGCAGCACCAGTAATGGGTGGTTTAATGAGTTTAGCTACTGGAATACCTGGCATAAGTTTTGTATTAAGTGGTTTAAATAAATTTAAACAACCCAATGTTCCAAACCCGATGGCTCAAGGAGTTTATACAGATCCTAACACAGGATTTCTTAAAGATAAATTTGGATATAATGTTGGACCAACGCTATTAAAAAGTAATTATTTGCAACCAGGATCTAATTCTTATAGATCTTATGCTTTACAAGGGTTAAGAAGTTTAGATAAAAATTTAGCAAATACTTTTTACCAAGATAATTATAATAAATCTTTTGACGAAGTTAAAAGAGATATACAACAGAAAAAAGATCCGTTTGGACCAACAGACCCTTATGCCGGCACACCTGATTATCAAGGTTCAGGAGCTGAAGATAATGCAGGGTCATTTAACCAAGCCTCGTATGATGCAGGTAAAGCATCAGCTGCTGCACAAGAACAATCTAACAGAGATGCCGCTAGAGGACGTTTTGGTCAAGGAGGCATCGCAAGTTTATAATGGCAAAAATAGTACAAACATTAACTAGAGCTAGTCAAGAATACGAACCAGATACAGCACAATCTTTAATTAGAGATTTAGATGCTGTGTTAGAAAAATTAAATACAACGTTTCAAGAAGAATTAAAACAGGAGATAGAAGCTAGAAGTTTCTTTTTAGATTAATGGCAGTAGTAAACCAATATAAATTTGTAGGAATAGATAACAATACCACAGGAAGTGCACTTCAACCTTTTGGTTCAGGTAATCCTTTAGTAAGTGAAACATATGTAATTAAATCAATATTAGTTACTTCAGCAGGTACTCCAACGGTGACTGTTATAAATAACAGTATTACAGCTATAAAATCAGCAGCTTTAACAGCTAATGAAAGCAAAGAATTATTAACCCAACCGCTAATAGTAGAAGGTGGAAAAACCTTTACAGTTCAATCAAGCACTGCTGATTCGTTTGATGTAGCTATTAGCTATTTAAACATTAAGAAAGAGGTAACAGGATAATGGATATAATAGAACTTAAACCAGAAAAAATAATAACAACTATAACTAATAAGAAAACAGGAGAGGTCTATAAGGATGAAGAAGCTTTAAAAGCAGCTAATATATCCGAAGATGACGTTCAAAGAGATGTCAGAGTTATCATGCCGCCTCTTGATTTAATAGGAAAAACAAAGTAAACTAACAAAACCATGGCAATAACAGATATCAACATATCCGAAGAATTAATAACAAACGCACCATCTATTAAATACAAAGGTGAAGAAGGTCCTAAATCACCTGAAGAAATGGAAATGATGAGAGCAGATGCTTTGTTAAGAGATGCATATGATCAATATGTATATGATTTATTAGAACAAAGACCAGAAGCAACGCCTATGTCTTTTGAAGAATTTAGAAGAATGGTTATAGCAGAAGGACAAATGTCTGGTGGACAACCTTTACCAGAAGATCCAACAAAACCAGTTAATCCTTTTCAACCAAAACCCATTGGACCAGTTTTACCTAACAGACAGACGGCAGCGTTTGGTGGTATTATGGGTATAGATGGTAGACGTCAATATGGTATTGGAAGTTCACTTAAAAAAAGACTTAGAAAATTAATACCAAATGAAGTAGCAGAAGTTGCAGTTAAAGCTGCACCATTTGTTGCACCATTTAATCCATTACTTGCAGGGGCTATGGCAGGTGTAGGTGGTTTTGATCAAACAGGTAGAATAGGTTCATCACTTAAATCAGGATTGATGACTTATGGTTTAGGTCAAGCAGCTAGGTATTTGGGTGGAGCAGATTTTCAACAAGGTATTAATCCTTTTGCAGGAGAAAATTTTGGTTTTAGTATGCCAACAGGAGAAGGTGGAATAAAAAATTTATTTAAATCTGAAACAACTCCCGTCGATAGTACTATGACTCAAGCAGATGTTATGAGTGGAGCTACTGCAGATACTAGTGGTGTTGTAAGTAGAGGTGGAGAAATTACAGCAGACAGTATTCTTACGGAACCAAGTAAAGTAATAACAAAAAACAAACCTTCTAACTTAAAATTATTAGATAAATTTAAAGAGTTACCTGGTCAAATTAAAAACAATGTTCAAAAAGCTGGTATAAACCCTACAGCATTAATGGGTATAATAGGAGCTTCAGCAGCAGCTGGTTTATATACAGCCGCTACACAAAAAGAAGACACATTATCTGGTCTAGACAGAGGTAAAGGCATGGATATTGAAAGCATAAGAGCTGAAGTAATTGAAGCATTTAAAGATCCAACTGGACAAAAATTAAAAGCAATCAGAACTAAATATCCGTTCTTAGGAACAGCAGCATCAAAAGATATAGCTAATATGGCTTATGGTGGTAGAATAAATAAAGCTGAGGGTGGACTTATGGATCTAGGTGGGTTAGAAAAGGATTATAGAGCTGAAGGTGGTTTTGTACCAATAGGTAAAGAAGAGAAGGCGGATGACGTGCCTGCAAGATTAAGTGTAAATGAATTTGTATTTACTGCAGATGCTGTTAGAAACGCAGGTGGTGGAGATATTGATAGAGGGGCAGAAGTCATGGAAAACATGATGAAACATTTAGAAGCTGGTGGACAAGTATCAGAAGAATCACAAGGTTTATCTGGTGCTAGAGATATGTTTGCAGTTTCGGAAAGATTAAGCGAGGTAGTATAATGGCTGTACAACAACAACAAATGTTACCACCACAATATGTGGAAGATTTACAAACGGATTTTGGTAAACAGTTAACAGCGTTAACTGCTACTCCACTAGACACATCAAGATTTGCACCAACGGTTGCAGGTCAAGATCAATTACAAAAAGATGCAGCATCATTAGCTGCTTCAGGTGTAGGTTCTTTTCAACCATTCCTTACACAAGCTGCAGCTTATTCAGGACCGACAGCTTATCAACAATTTATGTCACCGTATCAACAAGATGTAATTGATACAACGTTACAAGAATACGACACACAGACTGCAAGAGGTTTACAAAGTATTGCAGACGCTGCTACTAGAAGTGGAAACTTAGGTGGTGGTAGAGAGGGTGTGCAAAGAGCACAGTTTCAAAACAAATCAGATTTAAACAGAGCGTTATTACAATCAGGTTTATTACAACAAGGATTTCAACAAGCTAATCGACTAGCTAATCAAGCGTTTACACAACAAAGAGGATTAGCAGGTTTAGTACCATCATTACAACAAGCTGACATTAGTACTTTGGGTCAAGTGGGCGCGATCCAACAAGCACAGGCTCAAGCAGAAGCAGATGCACTAAGAGAAGCAAGAAGACTAGAAGCGTTTGAACCTTATGACAGACTTGGTTATTTAGGCCAAGGTATTGCGAGTATTGCATCTGGCGCGCCAGGACAATTCCAATCATCTGTTATACCAAACCCAACTCCGTTGCAGACAGCTCTGGGTGTAGGTTCAACATTATCCGGTATCTATGGTAATATCATGGGGCCATACAGAACAAGAACAAATTAATATGAGTAATGTATTTAGAAGACCAATGTTTAGAAAAGGTGGAAGTGCCGGTGAAGGTATTACTTCAGGACTAGCACCTAGACAAGGTTATGCAACTAACGAAGATAATCTTGTAAAACAAAATGACATATCAAAAATGGGTCAAATTAATAGAGACTTACGACTTTTAGATGCATTAGCACCAAAACCTGTAGTACCACCAAGCACGGCTATGAATGATTTTTTAATTAATTTTGGTTTGGATTTAGCAAGTAGATCACCTACAGGAAACATATTTCAAACAGCAGCAACAGCAGCTAAAGATCCTTTTAAACAATTTCAACAACAAAAACAAACTGAAATGGTAATGGATGCAAACATAGCATCTGATCAAAGAGCAACTGTATTAGGTTTAATGAAAAACTTAAGTGAAGATGACAAGAATAAATTATTTCAAGAAGCTTCATTTATGTTTGAAAAAGGTGCAACTAATCCTTTTACTAACAAACCTTTTGAAGATGTTAACGAAGCTTACGATGTTTTAATTAGAAAAAATTTAATGAGTAAAGAAAGTTTAAAAACTGATGAAGCACAATTTAATGAAACATTAGATATGTTGTTTGCTCAAAACTTAAAAGACGTTAACTTTAAAGGTAATAACCTTGCCGCTAGAACACTGGCTGAACACGAAGCAAAAGTAATTCATGGTAAATATCCACAAGCTTTAGCTGATCAATTTGATTCTCAAACAACTTATATTGATTCTGTATACGTTGATGAAAATATGAAATTAAATAACATTGGAAAAAATGTAGGTTACAGACCTAACAAAATATATTTTAATATCGCAGATGGAGCCTTTTACAAACTACAAGAAGATGGTGAAACATTTATGATTGTAGATATAAATGACTTCAGAGATTAAGGAGTCTAAATGGCTGAAAAGAAAAAAACTTTAACAGAACAGTTAAACGATCCATTATTTGAAGCTCTTGGTGGTCTTAATATATTTGATGTGCCCACACCAGGTGAAGCTCGTAAAAGATTATTAAAAGCCCAAGAAGAAGATAAAGAAAAAGAAAAAAACGAAGAGCTTTTGAAACAACTACCTAAAGGTAGTCCAGGTTATACAGATATAAAAGATAAAACAATTATTAAACAAGCTGAAGATAACAACGAAGTAAGTATTTCCGAGTCTGTGTCTAACGCTATTGTGGCAGGTATAATCAGTATTCCTTATGGTTGGGCCCAACTTACAGCAGAAATAAAAGACGCTGTAGGTGATGATGTGCCTTTAGATCAAACAAATGTCGCCAAACTAGATGCTTGGTTTGATCAAACTGTTATAGGTGAGTTATATAATTACTCAGAAGAAAAAGCAAAAGCAACGGGCGCGGGTAGAATCGCACAATTTTTAACTAGTATGTATGGTAACTGGAGAGCTGCAGGTAAACCTTTGGCTAAATTTATTGATGACCCTTCAATAATTAGTAAAAAAGCAAAAAACATTGCAGATAAATTAGTTAACGCAAAAAAGAATGGTCGTTACATTTCATCTAATAATAAAAATTTAAAAAAAACAGTAGATAAAGTTAAAGAATTAAACTTTGGTAAAAAAGTAAAACAGTGGACAGGTATTGCTGTAGGAGGTGGTGTTACAGGTGGACTTGTTGCAGACACAGAAGATATTGGAACATGGGGTGATTGGTTGTTTGAACCAGGTCATTATAGTTCACTGGACAGAGTTAAAAAAGATACATCTACTGACGATGCCCTGAGAAAATTAATTAATCGATTAAAACTAGGTGGTGAAATGGCTTTTCCAATTACACCTTTCTTTTATGGCATAGGAAAATTTGGTAAGTTTGCATCTAAGTATGGCGGCGATGCTGCGTTTAGTAATAAAGCTGTAGAAAGATGGGCTGACAAATATATGATGAAACCATTCAGAGCTAGATCAGACAGGCCAAGACCTATATTTCAAGGAGTGCAAAGACTAGAAGGAAAGCAAGCTGTAGCACGGAACATGGCTCAAGAATTAAATAGAAGAGTTGGTTACGATTACAACAACATTTTTCAATCAACACGGAACTCGGCTCAAGCTGTTGATAACCCAAATATAATAAATGATATGATTGTTAATTTTATAAAAGGAACTGATGATGTAATTAAAAAAGGTAAAATTGTTTTTCCTGGATTTAAAAATGAAAAATCATTTGTGGATTCATTAGTTAAATTAGGTGCTAAATCAAAAGATGTAGATGTCTTGTTAGCTAATCTTTCTAAATATAGAAACACGATGAACACTTTTAAAAATTCTATTTTACAGGGCGGCAACTTAAACGTAGCACCAAAACAATTTAACGAAATTATGAACGATCGTTTTAAAAATTTTTTATCAACAGAATATAAAATACTTACAGACAAAGGTGTTGGTCCAATTACAGGTTACAAACCGACAAATGAAATGGTAGATGAGGTAGCTGATGTTTTTGTACGTTACGCTAAAAGTAATGGAGTTAATTTAAGTAAAGCAAATGCTAGAGAAGCAGTGTTGGATATAGCAGATAACGTATCTAAAAATCCATTAACAAAAACACCAGAGTTTGTTTATCCTGTGCAAAGTATAGGAGCTGATAAGGCAACACATGTAAAAAATATTGCAGAAAATGTTACCGGTGGTGGTAAATTTAAACCTGACAAAAAAGGTGGACTAATACAAACTAAATCAGACCTCGAAGCTTTTAAAAAAATGTTTGGAGCTAATCAAAACGCTGAAAGAATTATTGTAAATACCATGGAGGATCTTGGTGGTATAGCAGCAAGAGATAATTTTTATAATGCCATGAAAGAAGCATCAGATCTATTAATTTCTCAAGGCAAACGTGGATTAGTTTATCCAAATAGATTAGAAGCTATCAAAGCTTTTAAAAATGCCACTAACCAACCTGGTTTAAAAAATGTAACAACATCTCCTAATGGTTTAAAACTAAGTGCAAATCTTGCTGAAGAATATTACACAAGTCCATTAGATGGAATGTTTACAAACGATACTATTGCGGCTGCCTTAACGTTTGGAGATAAATTACCTTTAAGCGGTATCACAAAAAGCATGGCTTATCGATACATGTTTTTAATACCAAAAGGTTTAACACAGTTTGGTAAGACGGTGTTAGGACCTTTTACTCACGGTAGAAATTTTACATCAGGAGCTGTGACCACTATTGCAACTGGTAATATATTTATACCTCCGTCAGAAATAGGAAAAGCAATTAGTCAGTCATTCAAAGCTTTACAACCACAAACAATGTACCGACTTACAAAAAACCCTAAATACTTGAACAACGACGAAGCACAAAATATGTATCGTTTCTTCTTAGACGAAGGAATGGTTAACTCTAGTGCTACATACAGAGAAGTCATAGGATTAGTATCAGATATACAACAAGGTGGTAACTTTTTTGACAGAGCATTTAAAATTTTTGGTAGTAAAATGAAAAAATTATCCGGCACAATAGATTGGGCTCAGGATATGTACATTGCAGAAGATGATATATGGAAAATGTTTAACTTCTTTGGTGAAAGTTATAAACTTAACAGAGCGTGGACAAATGCTGTTGCGAAAAAAATAAAAAACCCAGCAACAGGAAAACCTTTTACAAATGCAGATATACCTAGTCAGTTAGATATAATGAAAAAAGCTGCACAAACTATTAGAAATACTTTACCAAACTATGCGTATGTATCTGATTTTGTGAAAGCTACAAGAAGATCACCACTAGGTAATTTCGTATCATGGCCTGCAGAAATTATGAGGACAACCGGTCATATAGTTAGAAAAGGTTTAGAAGAAGTAAAAGATCCAGTATTTAAAAGAATAGGTTATGAAAGATTAATAGGACTAGGCACAGCTTATGCAGTTATTCCACCAATGTTGGTTGAGGGTGTAAGAGGATTGTATGGAATAAGTAGAGAAAAACTACAAGCAATGAGAGAGTTGGTTGCACCTTGGTCTACGGGCTCTACATTAATTCCAATCATAGATGAAAACGGAGACTACAGATACATAGATTTTAGTGGAGCTTTCTTTTACGATACTGTTTTAAACCCAGTACAACAAGTCATATCTCAGGCAGATATACAAGATACTAAACCATTAATTCCTGCAATGATGGATGGAATGGTAAAAGCATTAGATAGACTGTTAGAACCATTTTTTGGTGAATCTATCTACTACGGACTAGTAGCAGATTTATTTATTAGAGGTGGTGTTGACAGAGATGGTACCAGAGTATGGAACCCTGAAGATGATTTGATTGATAAATATATAAAAGGTATAACTCACTTTGGTTATACTGCATCACCATTATCATATCCACAGATAAAAAGAATTTATGCGGCAATTACGGATCAAACTATTAAAGGACAAAAATACGATCTTCCAAACGAACTACTAGGTTTTTTTGGTGCACGTCCTGTAAAAATAGAACCGTTAAACGTAATTAACTTTTCTATTGCCGACTTTAGTGATGCTGAAAGAAACCAAAGACTTTTAATTACAGAAAATATGTTCACAGGTGACCCGGTAACAGATAGAAACATGGTAATTGAACAATATTGGAAAGCAAACAAAAAAAGATTAGAATCTTTAAGCAAAATTAGAAGAGAAGTTGATGCTGCATTATTGTTAGGAGCTAACCCTAAAAAAATATACAGAGAATTTTATGATAGAGGTTATGGGAATCTATACATACAAATGATGAAAAATAGATTTGTACCATTTAGTTCTGATATGAAATGGGCTCACGAAAAAGCATTAGAAGATAAAAGAGAAAAAGGTTTACCAAATCCGTTAGATGGTAATTCTAAAATTTTAGCTATCATGGAAAAAATATTATCTAAAGCTCAGTTTTTAAATAATGATTACATTTTAAATCTAGAAGATTTTACAACACAAGTTAACAAAGAAATGTCTAAATTACCAACACCACCATTAGATACACAACCTATGCCCATTATTACCTCACAAAATCAAAATAAAAATCCACAAACTAACTTGACACAGACAGAGGAAGCGTTACTATCGCCAACGGAAAAGGTAATAGCAGGTAGAACATAATGGCTAAAAAATCGGCACTACAAAGAATTGAATCTCATGAGAAACTTTGCAGAATAATGCAAAAGCAGACGTTTGAGCAGATCAAAGAAATGCAAGAACGTATTAAAAGAGTAGAGTATTGGATAGTCGGAGGTATGGGAGCTGTTCTAATAACTTTATTAACGGATGTAGCATGAACCTTTCACGAAATTTTACCCTTTCAGAATTAACCAAATCAGATACCGCGATACGTAGGGGCATCAACAATAACCCTAACGCAGAGCAGATAGAAAAATTAAAAGCATTGTGTGAGAATATTTTACAGCCGGTACGTGATCACTTTGGCAGGGTAAAGGTGACTAGCGGATTCCGTAGTGTAGAATTATGTATGGCTATTGGCAGCTCTGCTAATTCACAGCACGCCAAAGCTGAGGCCGCCGACTTCGAAGTAATGGGCACAGACAATGCTGAACTTTTTGATTGGATCAAAGATAATCTTTCACCGGATCAATTGATTCTTGAGTTTTATACTCCGGG